ATGGGAACTTACCTATTTCTGCATGAGTTTGTTTTGCAACAACATCTAAAAAATCAGCAGGACATTTTGATATAGCTTCTATAAATTCATCAGGAAATTGTAAGAAACCATCTATTACAGCATAGTCACCATAATCATTAATTTGATCATCAGTTTCCATTACTGGAGATGTTATTTTTTCCCAATTGATTTCGTTAATAGCATCCTTAAATTTGGATGCAACTTCAAAGGAAGTGGACATAATTTAATTATCAGTAGGGGGTGTTTGTATTGGTGCTTGAGGTGAATTTGGATCTGTAGGGTGTCCAGTCATCTTAGTTACCATACCAGGATCTTTTGGTTCTGGATCAAATGCACTTTCGCCAGCTTCACTAGATCCTACTGTTAATGCTGAGTCTACAGTTACCTCATCTAAATTATGCTCATTCCAATGAGCAACAGTATTGATATACAACTCAACGACATTCTGATGAGAATCGTAGATAACTCTACAGAAGTCACGTTCTACATGAAACTCTCTTCCATTTGATAATGGACACCAAGGTGTAAAGTCAACTCTAGCATCAGATACATCAGTGTCTGTGTTTAGTTCACCCTTATCAGTAACAGGATGATCATATATTAGATTGACTACAAAGGGATTTAATAGTTTGTAACCTAGAGATTTATTTTCTGCTTTATCAATTGCTTCAGTAACGTCTGCAATTATAGTTTCACCTGTCTCCAGTATGATCGCTTGTACACTCATTATGTCTTTCTCTGTATGTTGTAATTGTACCGTATAAACCGAATCCTGTCAAGTGGATATATAATATGTTATACTAATAATATTTATAGGCATAAAAAATGAGTGATAATACGGAAATCCGATCAATGACTCCAGAGGAAAGATTCCATGTTGGTGGTGGTGATGGTGGTACTGTAGTGCCTGTGCATAATCGTGAAGGGATGGGTCAACCATTAGATGAACTACCTTTATATACGATTATACAGGAGGTAGAAGCAAAATGGGATCCTTTCAAATATCATATGGTTATTGATGCTGTTCTTCTAGCAGAGAATGAGCAAGAAGCAGAGGAGTTGAGTCAACTATCAGACAATCAGTTATTACAAGATAGAATACCAGAAGGTAAAGATGGTGGTATTGGATGGAGATGTGAGTTTGGTGGCACAGAGGATAAACCAAAGAATATGAGATTTTTTGATACTATTGCTGCAGCAAAACATTGGTTCCTTGAAGAACTAACAGAAGCAGATGGCTAAATACCTCTAGGAAACTATCGGTATATGCATGGCTGCTCCTAGCACAAAGGCTGAGTTTAAAGATTACTGTTTGAGACAGTTAGGTGCTCCAGTCTTAGAAATCAATGTAGATGATGATCAAATTGATGATCGGATCGATGATGCTCTTCAGTATTTTCGTGAAAGACATTATGATGGATCCGAAAGGATGTATTTGAAACACCAGTTTACAGAAGATGATGTAACTAGGTTTCAAACTCAAAACGAAGTACAATCAACCACTGCACCAGATGCAGCAGGTTGGGAGAATAGAAAGAACTTTTTAGAGATACCAGAACATGTCTTTGGTATCTCTAAAGTTTATGGTATCAGTTCAAGTTTTCTTCGTAACAGTTTGTTTGGAATGAGCAACCAGTATTATTTGATGGACTTGTTTTCCTATACATCAGGAACAGGTCTTGCTTTTGGTGGTGTTGATATGGTCAACTACTTCATGGTTAAGCAGCACTTTGAAACGATTGATATGATTATCAATACAGGTGCTTTAGTTGAGTATAGATTTAACACCAGAGCAGATAGATTGTATATTGATATTGATGTAAATAGAATTGTTAAGGATCAATACCTTCTTATAGACTGCCATAGGGCATTAGATCCATCATCATACACACAAGTATGGGATGACTTTTTTCTTAAGAAGTATGCTACTGCACTTATAAAAAGACAGTGGGGTCAAAATTTAATCAAGTTCCAAGGAGTACAACTTCCTGGTGGAGTAATGCTCAATGGTGAGAAGATGTACAGAGAAGGTCAGCAAGAGATAGATCAACTCATGGCTGATTCTAGTACCACATATGAGTTACCACCTATGGATATGATAGGATGAAGAAGGTATATTTCCCCCAACACGGTGGTGCTCTCACCGAACAGAATCTTGTACAGGACTTGGTTGACGAACAGATCAAGTTGTATGGTACTGATGTGTATTACATTCCTAGGACAATGCTTAGGGATAAGACTCTTGGTGAGGTAATACATTCAGAGTATAACCAAGCATACATGATTGAGATGTTATTCATCAATGTTGAGGGATTTGGATCACCTTCAGAATTTATCAGTCAGTTTGGTGTAAGGATCACTGATGAAATTAAGTTTGTTCTTTCTAGAAGAAGATGGCAACAGTCATTGGTTCCATCACTAGGTCTTACTATAGAACAGAGACCCAATGAAGGAGACTTGATATACTATCCTCTAACTGGTAACGCATATGAAATCAAGTTCGTAGAAAGAGAGTTACCTTTCTACCAGTTAGGAAGTCTATACTACTTTGAGATTACTGCTGAGATCTACGAGCAAGGTTCTGATGAGTTTGATACTGGTATCAAAGAGATTGATGCTATCGAAGCACAGCAAACATTTGTTACATCTCTGGAGTTGTCTGCACCAAGAGTTACAGCAACTATGACCAGTAGTATAGTAGGTGGTACTTTAGACAACATGGTTATCACTGCTGGTGGTAGTGGATATAAGACTGCACCTTTGATTACAGTATCAGATCCACCTGATGTTGCTGGAGGAGATGTACCTGCTACTGCTACATGTACAGTATTAAATGGTTCTGTTAATGCTTTTACTATAGTTAATTCTGGTAGTGGATATACAACAGCACCTACAATAACAGTTGCACCACCTGAGTTATCAGTTGATTTCCAAGCACAAGAATATATTGTTGGTGGTAATTTCCAGAATCAAGGTGGTGATAGAATTTGGGCAGCACAAGGAGATGGTAAAATATACGTAGAACATGCTGCTAGTTTTGATCCAAACTTTGCTACAACAACTCTAGTTAAATATTTCTTCTGGAAGTTTGAAGATCTTAGGTTGAAGTATCGTTACACATATACTGGTGAAACTCCAACCACAACTAAAGGTGAGTTCTATTATGATGCTGCTAACAGTAGGTATTGTATCAATGCTTATGAAACTACAACAACTAGTGGTACTAGAGCACAATTGTTTGATCTATCTACAAATGTGATAGGTGAGGTATCTGGTTGGAACGGTGCAACACTAACCTTAAGTATGATGAACAAGACTGGTGATTTCTTAGATGGTGACCTAATTAGAGGGGTGGATTCTAATGCCCTATATACTTTAGGATCATTTACAACCTTAGATAATCCTAATTCTGACTACGACCAGAATAAAGCACTTGAAACAGGAGGGGATGATATCCTTGACTGGGGTGAAGGAAATCCTTTTGGAGAATATGGTAATTTTACAGGTAGCTTCTAATGTTAGGTACACATTTTTATAACGAGACAATCCGAAGAACAGTTATCGGATTTGGAACTCTGTTTAATAATATTGAGATAAAAAAGAAAAATGCAGGAGAGGTAATCGAAGCAGAGAAAGTTGCTTTAGCTTATGGTCCAAAGCAGAAGTTTCTTTATCGTTTATTTGAAAACCCTTCTACACAGAAGGTTGCTATTACCATGCCTCGAATGTATTTCGAGATGACTGGTATACAATATGATCAGGCAAGAAAAACTAGTCCTATACAAAAGTATAAGACAGTAGTTGCAGACAATGCTAACGAAGTAAGAGTTCAGTATGTTCCTGTACCATACACAATTAACTTTGAACTTGGTATCTTAGCAAAGGATCAAGATACAGGATTACAAATACTAGAACAGATATTACCATTCTTTCAACCAACATTCAATATCACAATCAATATGATTCCTGATATGAGTGAGAAGAGAGATGTTGCTATCACTCTTGATGGTATCAATATGGAGGATGATTGGGATGAGAGTTTCTTAGAACGTAGGTTGGTTGTATACACACTTAACTTCAGTGCTAAGTCTTACCTTTATGGTCCTTATAACAAGTCTGATATCATTCGTAAGGCAACTGTATATGAAACTCTTGGTACTAAGGCAGTTGGTAGACGTGCTGCAAAATTAGAATACACACCTAAAGCAAAGGTTGATAAAAACCAAGATGGACAAGTTGATGCTAATGATGATATACTAATAACACCTGATGATGATTTTGGATTCAATAGTGGGTTTACAATATTATGAGTGACGAAATATTTGAAAAGAACATGGAAGAAGTGTTCGACATTGAACCTGATGAAGTATCCAATGTACCCGAAGGTGGTTGTGCTAAACGTAAGGATCAAATCAGAGATGTCTCAGAGGACAGAGATAAAGACTATGAATATACCAGAGGGGAATTGTATAGACTCATAGATCAGGGTCAGGAAGCGGTTCAGGGGGCGTTAGAGGTCGTA